AAATGTATGACCAATTTGGAATGGAGGGAACTAAAGGTGGTGATGGTGGTGGTGGTGGTGGGTTTCCCGGAGGTTTTCCTGGTGGTTTTCCTCCTGGTTTTCCCGGAGGAATGTTTGGTGGCGGGTTTCCTTTTGGTGGTGGTGGAGGTGGAGGGTTCCCTGGTGGTTTTCCTGGAGGAGGAGGGTTTCCCGGTCACCCCGGTCAAAGAGGAAATGAAAATGAAAATATAGTTCAAACTGTTAAAGTCACATTAGCTCAAATTTATAATCAATCAACTATCGATGTTACTTTTAATCAAAAAATTAGTTGTTCTCACTGTAAAGGTGAAGGTACTAGCAATGGTGAAAAAAATGATTGTGATGATTGTGGAGGTAAAGGCATTAAAATGAAAATGATGAGATTAGGTCCTATTCAAACTCAAACTTTGGTACCTTGTAACATTTGTAATGGTAAAGGAAAAATTATATCTGAAGCAAATAAATGTACTACTTGCAATGGATCTAGTTTTAATACTAAAGAAAAAACAGTTCAAATTCCTTTGCAAAATGGTTTTGGTAATGGTATTAAAATGCAATTGGAAGGTAAGGGTAATAATATTAATGGACAAAAATCAGATTTAATTGTAATTATAAATGAAGAGGAAGACCCTGTTTTTAAAAGAAGAAATAATGACTTGATAACAACTATTGAACTTAAATTATTTCAAGCTTTATTTGGTTTTGATAAATTATTAACTCATTTGGATGGAAGAAAATTGCATTTGCATCACACCGGAAAAACAAATTATGGTACCGTCAGAAAAATTTCAGGAGAAGGTATGACTGATTTGAGAACAAAACAAAAAGGAGATTTATTGATTAAATTTGTTTTTACTTTACCAAATATTACTAATGAAACATTAACCAAAGCCTTAATATTAATTGATAAACAAGAATCTGTTAATGAAAAAGAATTAATTAAAGAAACGGATTTGGTAAAAACTATGATGTTAGAAGATTCTTCAGATGCTTTCTCTCAACAAAGTTCTTCTTCTGGACAAGCATATGACGAAGACGAGGAACAAGGACCAAAACAAGCCGAATGTGTGCAACAATAATAAAATTAAATAATTATAAAGTATTTTAAAGAATATTTTATGATTACATATAATGACCGACTCGCAAGTCAAACAAATTCACATTGAAGGAGATAAGAGTTTTTTTGTTTCTAAAAAGGCAGTAGATAGATTCAAGAAGGATTTAAGAAATAAAGATACAGAAAAATTACAAGAAAATGATTATTTTGTAGAAGATTGGACATATGAATTAGTATCTGAAAATGAAACTGAAATGAGAGTAAAAATTGTTAATAAAGTAAAAGGTCCCAGAGTATTACCTTGCGATGAAAAAAGGCAATTATTAAAATCAAAAATATTTAAAATGACCAATGACCGCACTAGTCATGATAACATTAAAAACAAGAGTATTGTTCCTAAGGATTTATTAAATGAATACTTGGCTTTGAAAAAACACAAACTCCCAATGGAACTTCACGATCCAGCTAAAGTTTTATCAAATCCAGAAGAATATAGAAATATTATTCATACAATGGTTAAATCATTTGGAATGTACAAGGGAAATAATAATCCAGTAATAAATTATTATCGCTCATTAGAAAAACATTTGGAAGAGAAAGTAAATGAACCAAATACAGATACAACTGCTACTAAACTAAGTACAACTGCTACTAACCTAAGTACCAATTCAAATAAACTAAGTACAACTGCTACTAACCTAAGTACCAATTCAAATAACAAAAATACATTAATGTCTCAACTTAAAAATGATATTCTTGGTCCACCTCCACCTGTTGCCGATGATACAATTGATGTAACTAAAGATTTCATTCAAAAGTTACAACTTGATAGAGATTCAATTCCTATAGAAGAGGATATGAAAAAAATTTATGAATCAATGGGAATTAATCCCGAATAATTTTTATTGAGAAAAGAATTTTTCCTTTCCCAATGTTTAGCCTTTCTTTCTTTTAATTGTTTTCTTCTTTCTAATACTTCATCTAAACTTAAAAATCTTCTTCTTCTCCTTTCTCCAGCTCTTCTAGCAGCAGTAAAAGGTTCATTAACTATTCTAGAAAATTCATCTAATTGCCTTGGCACAGGTGTTACCCAATCCCTAGGTAAAACCGGAGGTATTTCCCTTTTGTAACCATTAACAATACCTAGTTTAAATCTTTGTTTAATCTCGTCTGCATTAAAAATAAAATTTTGCCTACAATAAGGACAAATAGCAGAGTTTAAACGTACACAACAACTAGAGCAAAGTTCGTGACCACAGGGAAGCTTTTTGTTTGATTCATTTGAATAGCAAATCTTACAATCCTCCATTAAAATAGCCTATAAAATAATACTTAAAGAAATTATTTTATAGTATTTAAAGAAAAAATTTTATTAAGCTGATATAATTTTAAAGGTGTTGTGAAAATATAAGTTCACTTATGATATAAAGAAAAAATCCTGTTGCAAAAAATGATATGTCTAAACCAAAAGGTTTATCGACATATTTATTTTTTTTATTAATCGTTAAATTAAATATTATTTTCCCAAATATTAATGTAATTACACCAGTTATTAACGCCTCTATCAAAATGAAGTAATTCATTTAAATTAAAATACTATATATAATAAAAATACTTAAACTATAAAAAATATTGCAAAAAATATATTAAAAGTTTACTTTCTAATCATTTAATAATGCCTCCTAAAAAATCTAAGAAAAAAGATGAAGAAGAATATACTCCTGAAATAGAAGTTGAAGAAGAAGCAATAGAAGAGACTGAAGATTACGATGATGAACCACCATTGGATGAAGATGAATCAGAAGAAGAAGAATCAGATGAAGAGGAAGAAGTTAAAGTTACAAAACAAATTGAAGAAGAAACTGAATATTTTGAGGATGATGATGAAGTACTAGAGATTCAACCGGATACATCAGTAACTTATATTGAAAAAAAAGAAAGAATCTCTGCTAACAGATTATCTAAATATGAAATGGTTAGAATTTTAGGAGAAAGAACTAAACAATTAACAATGGGAGCAAAACCTCTAATAAAAAACTTTCAAGATTTATCTTATGATAGAATAGCACAAGAAGAACTAAAAGTTAATATGATACCTTACAAAATTAGAAGACCATTGCCTAATGGAAAATATGAACTATGGACATTAGATGAACTTAATAAAGAACATTTATTGTCATTGTTAGATGATTAAAAAAAGAATTATAAATTTTCACCAGGAATTATAAATGACTAGAGAAATCTGAAGATTTTTCACCAGGAATTATAAATGACTAAAAAAAATTTTTTTAGATTTTTTTACCAGGAATAATAACAAACACAACATATATAATTCACCTTAAAACTATCCTTTTCTTTAAAAAATACAGATTCTTTCTTAATAGTTTGTTTGTGGGTAATACAATTAGGGTTTTTACAATTATAATCATGAGTTCTTGGTAAAATGGGGTCTCTGCAAATAAATTCATTTTCTTCCAAAGTTCTCATTTTGCTTTTCTCCTCCATATTTAAATTATATAATAATATTGTTTCTGTTATAGGCTTAATATTATTACAATTATAACATTTGAATTCAGCACCTACAGTTGATACTTCCTCAAAGATTTGATTAAATTTAATTTTATCAGCGTCTTCCAAAGTTTGATATCTCTTGTTTTTATTAGTATCTTCACGACTAAAAGTAGCTACAAATTTAGATAAATCTACACCTTCATCAAACTTTTTAAAGGCATCTTGCATCTTTGCTAGTGCAGTACGAGAATCTTTACCACCGGAAGAGTCTTGAGATGATTTTACTATATCAAAAGAATATGAACATTTTGGACAAAAATACATTAATATATAAATATATAGAGATTATATGTTTATATGACAATTTTTTTACACTTGTTTTAGTCAATTTAAAACAAATAGCTACCCTCAACTAATTTTATAATCTCACCACCTAAACCATCATCGTTCCACTCTCCAACACCATACTATTAAATTTAAGCGCACCATAAGCACCGATTATTTGAGATAGAATATATAAAAGACCTAAATTAAATGCAATCTTGTTTTCTAATATCATTGCAAATGTTACAGCAGGATTATAATGTGCACCAGATACAGATGCTCCTAAATTAATTACTACAAATAATGCAGCTGCAATTCCTAAATAACCAATTCTATTATCACTAGCAGAATGTAAAATTACGCATATTAAAAGAAATGTTCCAATAGTTTCTACAATTAATTTTTCATACATTTTTATATATTTATCTTAGAAAATAATTCAACTAATATTGAAAAATCTAGTTTTGTTTTCTTCATAAAATATATTCTTTTTTCTATTTCAGCATTACCGTAAATATGATTATATGATAATAAATTGTCTGATAATTTTTTATGATTCTTTATAATTTCATTTCCAATTTCATTCTTAAAAAAATCTGATACTGATGCAAACTTATTATTTAAAACATCTATGATTGCAACTTTATAAGTATTATAAATTAAATATTGATTGTATTCAATTGATATAATATTGTCTGGTTTTATTGTTTCATAACTAGGTTCATTCTGAACTGGAAAAGATCCCATTAATGACCGGATTGAATCTAAAACTAATCGAATGTTCATTACTGGTGTCCAACCTGGTCCTGCCCAAGTTCCTAAGATGGACAAACAAACTTTCCCATCTTCATAAAGATTTGGATTAAATCTCACATCCTTTTCAATTGTTAAAAGTCTCACTTTTGGAGAATTCTTTGGATATTCATCAGGATATATTATTTCAAAAAAGAAAAATCCACCAAAATAAGGAGTCTCGTCGGGTCCAATAATTAAGGCAAATTGAGTTTTTATATTCTTTTTATCTACGTAGAGATAAATTCCATCTGGTTTATTTTCATTGAAATCGACTAGGTCATTCATAATCCTCATTAATGTGGATTTGTTCATTAATACTATATATTGTTTCCCCTTTAAAGTAAAATTTTTTAATCAATAAATATTTAGGATTTAAAAAATCCTGATGAATCACATCATAATATCGATGCTTATCTGAATTAAATTAAAAAAATTGAAAAATATATTTAAAAAAATCTTATTTTATATTAATTAATATGACAAACAATTCCAAGATAACAAAATACCTGTCCGAGTATAACAGTATATTAGACGAGGGTAGATTACCCCCTGGACAAAAAACGGAAATTACCCACGTATCAATGGGTGGAAACAAAGGAAAGTTCTGCTTTAAGAAAGATTTAAAGACGAGATTAAATAAAATTATTTCAAAATGTATAGAAGCTGGAATAGATATTCATATGGCAGAAATGCCTAAGGAATATGGTCCTATTATTTTTGATATTGATTTGGATGTGAAAAAGAGTGAATATAATAATAAGAGACTTTACGATGAAGATATGATTATTGAAGTAGTTGAATATTATAGGGAAGGAATTAAGAGATATTTGGATGTTTCCGATGAACAACTTAAAGTTTGTATTATGGAAAAGAAAGATGTCAATTTTAAAGATAATAATGTTAGAGATGGTTTCCACGGATGTTTCCATCAAATCTGTACTTCTGCAAAAGTAAGGCATTTGGTTAGAAATTTTGTTGTGAATAAGGCAAATGAGTCTAAGACTTTTGAAGGATTTAATAAAAAGGTTACTGAAATTTTTGATAAAGCAATTATTAGCACTGCTCCATGGTTAATGTATGGATGTAAGAAACCTGAAGGAAATGCATATCTTCTTACTAAAGTATTGGATGTTTTATTTCAAGATTATGGTTCTGATTGTTTGGGTGATAATCATGAAAAGACTAAAATATTCTCAATGCGACAAAAAACCGGGAAACCTGAAAATGCTTTACCTTTTGCAACTGGTTATACTGAAGAATCTATTCAAAAGGAATATGAAGATTTGGGTTTTGTAAAAAATAAAGTTATTATTAAACCAGCTGAAGATTTAACTGAAGATAAGAAAGCGCAAATTGAAAAAGCTAAAGTATTAGTCACAATGTTAAAAGATGAAAGAGCGGATAACTTCTTTGATTGGATGGGTGTTGGTTGGGCTTTACATAATATTGATAAAAGTTTATTAAATGAATGGATTGAATTCTCTCAAAAGTCTGATAAATATAAAGATGGAGAATGCGAAGAGAAATGGTTAGGTATGAAAGATCACGGTAAAAATATTGGTTCATTAATCTATTGGGCTAGAGAAGACAGTCTTGATGAATTTAATGCATATATGAAAAAAAGTTATGATGAATGTATTAAGAAGAGCTTAGATACTAATACTTATTATATTGCAAAAGCATTGCATAATAAATTTTCTGAAAGATTTGTATGTGTTTCTCTAAGTAAAAATATTTGGTATGAATTTAAGAATCATAAATGGTCTCTTAGTGAAGGAGGCACTGGTTTAATTAATATAATCTGTACTGAATTTATTAATGATTTTACTAAATTAGTTATAGACTATAACCAAAAAGCCTTACAAGTATATGGCTCCGATAAGGAAGAGTTTCAAAACAAAGCTAGTAAGACACAAAAAATTATTGATAGATTATTAAATATTACTTTTAAAAAGCAAATTATGGAGGAAGCAAAGAACTTATTCTATGATAATGAGTTTTTGAAAAAGTTAGATGATATTAATAAGAATTTGATAGCTTTTGACAATGGTATTTATGATTGGATAAGGAAGAATTTCGCAATGGACGTGCAGATGATTTTGTTTCATTGTCCACCAAGGTAAATTATATTAAATGGGATTCAAATAAACCTGAAATTGCAAAATTTAGCAAGAAGATTAATAACTATTTTAATCAAGTCTTGCCTGATCCTGAAAAGAGAAGGTATTTCTTGTTATCATTAGCCTCTAGTTGTTCTGGTGAGAATAAAGACCAAAAGTTTAGAACAATTACTGGTAGTGGTACTGTTAATAATGGTTCCAATGGTAAATCATTGACGATGAGTTTGGTTGCAAAATCAATGGGTGAGTATTATTGTGCCTGTCCTATTACTATTATTACTAGAAAGAGAGGTGAAGCCGGTCAAGCATCTCCTGAATTAGCTAGATTGAAGGGTGTTAGAATTGGTGTTTTCCAAGAAACTGATGATACTGATAGTTTGAATGTTGGAGTAGTAAAGGAATTAACTGGTAATGATAGATTTATGGTTAGACCTTTGTATTGTGAACCTTTTGAAATGCAAATTCAAGCTAAATTTTGGCTACAATGTAATAAGTTGCCAATTATTAAAGCAACTGACCGCGGTATCTGGCGTCGTGTGAAGGTTATTGAATTTAGTTCAGTGTTCGTAGACAATCCAGACCCAAATAAGGAAAATGAATTTCAATTGAATCCTAGTTTGGAATATGAAATTGATGATTGGGCTCCCTATTTTATGAGCTATTTAATTCATTTGTTTGTAACTGAATATAAGAAAGAGAAATTTTTGAAAGAACCTGCTTGTGTTCAAGCATTTACTGATAAATATAAGAGTGAAAGCAACAGTATGCTTAGATTTATCAATGAGATTATTGAAATTGATGATAAGGTTAATAAATATACCTCTTTGGCTACTTGTTGGGAGAGATATAGGGATTGGATTCGTGAACAGGCAGATGATTCATTGAAAGCCACCAGTAAGGCTGATTTTGATAGGAGCTTTCCAGAACATATACCCGTCACCTTTAATAAGACCAAGACAGGCTTTAAGGGTATTAAATTTAGAAGTCTTACTGCTAATAATGAAGATTCAGAAGACGAAAAGAATGGGCTTAATTTATAATTAAACTAAAGGCCTCTTATATATAAAACATAAAAAATTGAAAATTAGAGTCTCTAACAGTTGTATAAGAAACATTTAATGTCAATCAATTCACGCTTAATCAGTATTTTTCTTAACAAAAACGACCCCGGTCTCACTTATAGCAGTATTAATAGTAAGAAGGACCCCGGTCTCACTTATAGCAGTATTAATAGTAAGAAGGACCCCGGTCTCACTTATAGCAGCATTAATAGTAGGAAGGACCCTGGACTCACCTATAGTAGTGTCAATTCATAATAAAAATTTTATAATTTTTATTTTGTTAACTCATAAATTCAGCAAAGAAAGGATGCTTTAAGCATTTTTCAGCAGTAAATCTAGAATTAGGATTTATTATTAACATACCTTTCAGCAAATCTAATATCTCTGCCCTGAATTCTTTTATCCCATACTTATCAAGTAAATATTCAATTGTTGTTTCATCTAAAGAATTAAATTTTTTTAATTTCCCTTCAGATGTAAAATATTTCTTACCATATTTTGTTTTCTTTAAAAATGAGGTACTAAAGTTTCCAAATTTAGAATTCATATAATATAAATGATATTCATCACGGCTAATACCCTCATCTCTTTCTGGGTCAAATAATATTCTTCCAGTTAGTAATTCATAAAAGACACATCCTGCTGCCCAAACATCAACAGGGAAACTACTTTGACCTACTAATATAACTTCAGGTGCTCTATAGTATCTAGTTCCAAAATCAGTATCATAATGTTCATCTACACCACACCAAGCACCAAAATCTGATAATGTAATTACACAATTATCAATGCACTCTGCACCAACACAATATTTTATTTCTTTTGCTGGAAACTTTAAGGTCGCACAAATTTCTTGATGTGTTTGCTTTCTATTGCTCATATCTTTATAAGATACTGCTTCAGAATATTGTCTTATTATTTCTTTATCCATATTATTACAACCTTTTAATAATATATTATCGGTTTTAATATCTGCATGATAAACCCTCATCTTGGTGTGTAAGTATTTGAGTGCTAATAATAATTGAAACATTATTTTTTTAACTTTATCAATAGGTAACCCATTTTGAAATTCACCTTTTCTAACAATTGCATCTAAATTCCCTGTGTGTAATTCAAATACACCACATGCATATTTTTTATTACCAACTTGTTCTACAAAACTCTCTTTTAAATGATTAAAAAAAGATAGACGAGGATCTAGTTTCTTTAAAAATTTAAATTCTTGAGAACCTTTTTTATATTCATTTGGTTCATTTACTTTAATTGCATAATATTTAGAATCAATAACATTAAAAGCTAACCAAACAATTGCATCAGCACCTTTACCAATTTCATAAATTACGTTGTAGTTATTTAAAATTTTACCAGTTAAATCTAAATTTTCTTGAGATTCATCAGACGAACTATAGTTAGATTCACTATCACTCATATTTATAATATAGTAAATTTATTTTATATATGTTTTTAATGAACAAATTTAGTGAATTAAGAAAAATTAAACCAGTAGGAAATCCTCTTAATAAAAATGAAACAGCAATTCATCCACTTACATTACAAATAGGTCAAAATAATAATAATTATAAAATATATCCCAGTCAATTCTTCATTAACGATAATAAATTATCTACTGATAATAAGTATATAGATGAAAAATTAACTAGAACAGTATCTAAAAATATGGAAATACCTGATTTATCTTTGCCTATTTCAGATATTTTAAATATTTATAATATTGATAATTACGATGAATTAATTAGAGAATTAAAGAAGATGGATAACCAAAATACTATGTTTAGACTAGTTAATATTTATAATCGTCTGTTCTTTGATACCCTTAAAAAAAATAATTCTAGTTTAATAAAGATATTTAAAATTGTATTTCCTGATGAAAAGATTAATGAAGAAAAAACAAATAGTTTTTTAAATAAATGGTTTGAAAACAATAAGAAGGATAGTTTTAGTCTTAACATATGTAAAGATTATAAGTGCTTTATAAATAATGTACGATAAAGAAATTTTTGTAAAAGATTATTTTAAAATTCATAAATGTTACGCAAGTATTTACGGTCTTGATAAAACCATTATTTTGATGCAAGTTGGTTCTTTTCACGAAGCATATTGTAATGACGATAATGGATTAGATTTAGTTACTCTAGCTCAAAAGTTAGATGTAGTTTGCACTAAAAAAAATGGTAATAAAGAATTGTCTGATTCAAATCCTAGAATGATGGGATTCCCAATTCATGTTACTCATAACTTTATTGAAAAATTAATTAATTTAAATTATACAGTTGTTCTGATTGACCAAACAACTGAACCACCGGAACCCAAACGGGAGATAACCGGTATTTATTCACCTGCAACTTATTTAGAAAAAAATAATTCCAAAAATTGTAATTTGGTTTCAATAGTAATTGATAAGACTAAAACTAAAACCAATGATCAGTTATGTATTGGATTATGTTCTTATGATTTATCAACTGGTAATGGTTTTACATTTGAGACTTATTCAACTACTAGTGATGAATTATTAGCCTTGGATGAAACCTTACGATTTTTAGATACAGTTAAACCTAGAGAAATCTTATTAATAAATAAAATTAAAGAACCAATTGCAAATATGAAACCAAATGAAATTGTTCAGTATTTACAATTAGATGAAAAGATACTTTATAATTTCAAAATAGAAAATCAAGAAAAGATTAAATATCAACAAAGATTGTTAGAATCAATATTTCCATTTATTAATAATCTTAGTGTCTTTGAAAATCTAAATTTATCATTTACTAATTTAAGTAGATTATCACTAGTGATATTATTGGATTATTGTTCTCATCACCAAAATAATTTATTAAATAAGATTAAAGCACCTATTAGTTTCACTAGTGATAAATTTTTATACTTTGGTAATAAAGCATTAGAACAATTAGATGTGTTTACTAAAGCATCTGGAGAGAAAGGATTGTTTAATATAATTAATTATACTAAATCAGCATTAGGTAATAGATATTTAATTAATGCATTAAACAAACCATTAATTGATTCAAAGGAATTGGAAACTAGATATGAAGCAATTCATACTATTTTAAAAAGTAATCACGAGACTTTTTTAGAAAAATTCCTTGAGGATATCTTTGATATTGAAAGATTACATAGAAGAATTGATATGGAAAATCTACATCCTTATGAATTGCATCAGCTATATACATCGTTTTTAAAAATAGAAAAGTTATTAAAATATTTGGACGAAAAAGAATTAAATATATTACACGATAATTCTTTTGTATCTTTATTAAAGTTAGTTGATGAATTCAAAAGTTATATTGAAAAGTATTTTATTATTGAAAATTTAGAATCTAGTAACTTTAATAATTATTTTGAAGATAATAAATCATTTTATAAAGCTAAAGTAGATGATAATATAGACCAACTAGTCTTGTCAATTAATTCGGGAAGTAACTTTATTGATTTACTACAAGCTGAATTAGAAAAATTAATTAGCGATGATAAAAGTCTGTTTAGTA